AATTCAAAATCAGGTTGAACCTCTAGTTGTCCTTCGTTTGTCTGATTAACTGAGCCGGTACCTCTGGAAGATATTCCTATAGTATGACCTGCTTTAATAATCTCTTTTACAATATTACCTGATGGTGTGTTTAGCAATTCAACCTTACCCATAAGGTCGTTTCCGTCCCACCATAGCTCTTTAACTATATGAGAAGCGTTCTTAAGAGAGACAACAGGAGACTCAGGGTGATCAAGTTCTCCAAATGCATTACCATTCTTAACAAATTCATCAGTGTATTTCTTTGCTTCTCTTTCTAATATATCTTTTGAGTATACTCTTCCATTTTGGTTTTCAGAGACTGCTCTTTGCATAATACCCTCTACCTCAAATACTCCTGGTCTACTTTTGGATTCTTTGATAGTGGGTCTGAACGGCGTAACGTCTACTAATAATTGTGCCATATGTTAAATGTTAGGTGTAAATACTGTATGTTTAGCATCTCCTATTTCTTCTATGTCGCCTTGTTCTCTTGCCTGTGCTACTATATTAGGATCTAATCTCTTAGCTTTAGGTAAGGCTAAGTCTTTTGTATACCCATGTTTAGTTACAGGTCTCAAGTCTTGTCTAAATGCATTTTCTATACTTGGACCGATAAATACTCCTATCTTCAATCCGTCTGCATTTTCTATTCCTTCCATACTGTCATAAACTTTTTGAATTTTATCTCTAGTTTTAGTATGAAATTGTTCTACCTCTGTGACAATATTTTCTAGTTGATTAATAATTTGACTTGCACCAGAGTAGTCTCCGTAGTCTTCCTGTAGTGAGGCTAGTCTATTTGTTGCAGCTTCATTCAAAGAATCTACCTTTAATGTCTTTTCTATAATAGACTTTATAGCTTCTTTTAATTTATCTTTCTGCCCTTTTTGCTTTTCTTTAGCTATATCGTAAGTAGATTTTTTACCAGCTCGTCTGTCTTGATCGTGAGCTTTTTGCATTCTTTTCATTGCATAACTCTCATCTTTACCCATAGCTTTTTTGATAGCTTTGTCTTTAGCAGCCATATAATCATCTCCATCGATGTCTCCATCTCCGTCATGATCAGTTCCTTTCTTTTCACCCATATCAGAAGGACCTTCATAGTTATTAGCAATGTACTCTCTAAACTCGTCTTCGATATCTACTCCTCCTAAAAGATCATCAGCATGAGTTCTAATAAAGTCTTTTAATATACCTGCTGTGATATCTGGGTAATTAGCTCTTAATGCTCCTACTACTTTTCCTAATAATGCTTTTTTAGCATCTTCAGACATTGGTGGATTAGGTTCAACTTCTTCTTTTAATGTAGCTTTTTTCATTCCGTTAAAAGAGTCCACTGTATTTGCTCCTCTTTTTACCTCTATCTCTTTGTCGTGCTTATCTACCTTATTAGATTCACCGGACATTAAGTCTAGATAGTGAGTAGCATTTTTCTCTAAATTACCTTTAGCTTTACTTTCAGCTTGTTTATAATCTCCAGCCTTAACTGTTTGAGCTGCCATATCAATACCCATTGTATTAAGCTCTATTCGTATACCTCTATCTAAAGCATCCAAAGAGTATGTGAGAGCAGGTTTCTCATCATATACAGGTGGTTTTGCCTCTGATTTCTTAGCTTCGAAAAGCATTTGTCTGTTTTTAAGTATCTGTACAGCTGAATCGTATCCGTCAAAGTTTGATATATACATAGGGTACTCTTGTCTCATTTGACGTACAAATTCAGACTTGGCCATTCTGCCTTCGTTGACTGCTTTATACTTTTCTGTTACGGTTATAGTTCTCATAGGTAATCGAATCCTTTAGTATGTGATGGTCGTTTTGGGCGACTTACTTGTTTGTATCCCTGTTTTTTTAATGTCTTTTTTGCTCTATTTCCTTTCCCAAAAGCAAACGGTGTTGCATACTGTGCTCCTGTTCCTGGTGTAAATGAAGCTCCTCCTACGTTGGTAACATTAGCTTCATCTAATTCTTTTAATACTTCTCTAACTAAAGATACCAATTCAGATTTCTTCATTATAGAGTTTTTAACTCATTTACTAGATCATAATATTGCATTAGATTAATTAAATGAGTATCAGTAACTTTTTCTTTTTTAGAAATAGGTTTAATTGCTTTTGATACTTCGTCTAATTTTATCTTAACTATATCATTTTTAATCTTAGAAGATAGATCAGTTACTAATTTAGATATTTTATCTAACTCTTCATTGACTATCTTATGTAAACGTTTAGTAGAATTTACTGATGTAATGAACTCTTTGAGTATATTTTTTTGCTCGGGTAACAAATTTTTGTAGTTGTCATTAAACTTCTCAAGCAAAATTTTAAAAGTAAGTAATCTTAAATCTTTGTCATATTTAGAATACTCTTCTATTAATGTCTCTTTTACATCAGAGGACTTTTGTGGGGATGTAGTTAAATGTTCTAATAAAGTAGTTTTATGATCAACTAAAAAATTAGGATCTACTATATCTGCATTATTCTGTGCCTCTAGTAAACAGTATAGAGAAGCTAATGGTTTATAATCTCTTACTTGTATTGCAAAAAATTCTTCTATATTATAGCTTTCTTTTATATCTGATATAAGATTATACTTCTGTTTCTTAATAGATTTTTGATCTAACTTTCTAGATATTTCTGTAATAGTAGAGAGAATAGCCTCTGCTTTATTTTGCTTTACCCCACTATTTTTTAATATAAACTCATAGAGTTTAAATTCCTTTGTAAGGGCTGTCCTACGGGCAAAGTGATGCTTAAGTATTTCAACAGCAGGAGAATCTTTTTTATTAAGAGTATCAGCCGCAATCTGTTTTACTAGAAGCTCAAATATTAAACCAGTATTACGTAGTTTAGAGTGTTTTATCTTCATTATATACGTTTACTATTATAAATATGTATTAATTACCTAAATCTTTAATATTGCCTTCTTTGAGCATATCAGGCTCGGTCTCAACCTTTTTGTCAAAAACCATATTTTTTAGTAAGTCTTTGTTTTTATAGTAAACTGCTTTAGTAGTAGAGTTTTCCATGACGTTTTCATTATCTGATGGATAACCTCCTTTCATACCGTGAACTCCTAAAGGATCACGTCCGCCAATAGGGTTTTCAGTAGTGCCGTATATAGAAGCTTTTTCCTGAGGTCTTCCTCCTTCTGGGCCCGGTTCCCCGTATCCAGGAGTGTCGGAAGGGTCTTCATATCCTGCTGGTACATCACCAGGTGATCCTCCTTTAGGTGTAGATGTAGCTCTTCTACCATACATTGATGCTAAGTCATGAGGAGTACCGTAACTCATACCAGATTTAGCTGGATCGTTACCTTCGTTTTCTACCTGTGCTATTCTGAATAAACGTTTAGAGTCTTCTCTAACTAAATCTCTTTCCTGTATGTATTGATCCTCAGATAAACTAAATATCTTCTCATAGATATAATCAGTAGAGAACATCTTAGTATCTTTCATCTGAGCAGCTAAATCAATTTTTTCTTTAAGTAATGCTATTTTTTCCTGTTCAAATATTATTGAAGGAGTAGTTAATTTAATTTCGAAGTTAGTTAAACTTTCTCCAGTAAATCCTTGCGTGTACAAATGAACCAGAGCTATCTTAGTCAACTCAGATTCAACAATTCTTTGAATTCTTTCTACTGTTCTAGCAAATCTTATATCTTCAGCTGCTAAAGTAGCTTTACCGTTCAAGTCTCCTTCGTAACCGAAATATGCTTTTGGTATCTTTAAAGCAGCAAATAATTTTTCCTGTAGATATCTAACGTCAGTTACACCGTCATATTCTAATCCTTTAGTAGTTTCTATTCTAGTAGATGAATCTCCCCCTCTTACAGGAAGGTAGAAATCTTCCATCTGATTCTGTAGATTAAATCTTAAGTTATATTGACCATCTTCTCCTACATAAGGAGTCTTTTTCATCTGATTGATAGTCTTTTGCATGAACTGCTCTACTTCATTTGGTGGAATGTTTCCTACATTAATATAGAACATTCTCTTCTCGGGTGCTCTCATTATACGATGTATTAACATCGCATCTTCCATCAATGTAACTTGCTTAAATATTTTTCTAGCAGGTTCTATATAAGAACGTCCGTAAGGTAAGTAGTTAGTATCTGAGATTAATCTAAAGTGGGCAATCTCAAAATTGTCAAAATTTATTATCTTTTTATTTCTCTTAGGAATATAGTTTGGATCCGAAGTTGCTGCTAAACCATCTGGGTCTAAGGAAAACGATACTTTAGAAGGCTCATCTGGATCCATTCCTTCGTATCTAACCATATGATATACAGTATAAGGAAGTACATTATATACTCCAAACTTTTCAGCTATTTCTAATTTAAGGAAAAAGTCACCGTATTTACACATATTACGTATCCAAGACCAAAGGTTAAATTCTACATTTAATACGTCGTAAAATAAATTATAAAGTATCCTTTGTATATTTTCATCAGATGAACTTATGTTTAATAGTTCATTTTGATCATTTTTTACTGTTGCCTCATCTGCTATAATATCTAATGCTGAAGCTATAATAGAATCAGTATCCATAGCTTCGTAATCAGAATAAAGCTGTATACGAAGAGTTTGATAGTTTAGATTAGGATTAAATATATTTTTGTTATTATAGATATATAATCTACTAAATCTATCTAAAAGAGAGTTAGTTTGAAATTTACCAGAAGTTTGAATCTGGTTTATATCGGCTACTTTTATTTGATCGCCACCGACGTTTCTTACGACAACATCAGTTGCAAAGACTCTTTTAAGTCTTGAAAATAGTGAGGTATTAGCCATTAGTATACTTTTTTATATAAATAGTTTAGTTAAAATAACCAGGATATATCTTCTTCACCATCCCGGGTCTTAATAAGATACGGATTTTCTCTCTGATTACCAACGCTTTTCATTACTGCTTTGTTTTGTGCGTTTAGATTGCTAAAGGATGAAAGTTGTGCTCTAGCTAAGTCCATTCCCTGTTGTCTTAATCTCAGTGCAGTATCTCTTACATATAGTGCAGTTGCAACAGACATAACAAGATCATCATTATATCCGTCTTGAGCTTGAGCTTTTCCGTTTTTCCAGATAAATACTCTCATCTCTTCTAATAATCTTTTAGATTGAATAGTAACTGATTTGTCTCTTACATACTCCATTAGCTTAGCTATTACTAAAGGTCTTGTTCTTGCTGACATAGTAAATCCAGGTACTAGTTGATCTCTTTCGTACTTAGACATATATGATTCAACAGTATCTAGATGGTTTTTAGGTGAATAGTATAAGTTTCTATACTCTCTAGCCATCACTTGTTCTATGGTAGACCATCCGATATTTGCGTTTTCTATTACTAATAGTGCATCATTATACTCAGATGCTATTCCTACAAGTACGTTGCCAAGTTCTCTAGGAGATAGTTTACCTTTATACTCTGCTACTTGTACACATGATTCGATATCAAATATATGAAATGCTGAGTAGTCGGTGGAGTCACCTCTAGATACGTCTGCAACAACCATATAGTCTTTTGTATAATCAGCAGGTTCCCATATCCATAAATTACCGTCTACTCCTCTCCTTTCAGCTGCTTCCTTGAGCCAAGTGTTTTCAATGAACATCATATCATCTGGTTCAAATACTGTATCACCAGAAGCTAAAAAGTCACAATCACATTCTTGTCCTGCCATCTTAGGTCCTAAGTCAGCATCTTGTTGATCTCTCCATTTTTGATCTCTTTCTGGGTGTACTGTCCAAGGAAGTCTAACAGGTAAGAAACTATTTTCTCCTGATTCAGCTTTAGCCCATGTTTGGTGAAACCAGTTACCTATACCGTTAGGAGTAGATAGTGCCATACATTGACCACCTGTAGCTAAGGTTTGTTGAGCAGCGGTGAAGGTTTCATCTACATTCTCTATAAAGGCTGCTTCATCCATCAATAGTAACGATACTGCTTCAGATCTAGCAGCATCTGGAGATGATGATTTAGCTTGTACTTTTGAACCATTTTTTAATCTTAAAGATAATTTATTTTTTTCAACAGCAGGTAATCTTAACCATTTAGGAAGTTGATCGTACATAAAAGTAACTTTGGTAACTAAGTTACGTGCAGTAGCTTGAGTAGTTGCTAAAGCTAGTACGTTTTTATCTTTTTGAAATATCATTAACCATAGAGAGTATCCAGAAGCTAAAGTAGATATACCCAACTGTCTTGACTTGAGAGTAATAAGGTACTGGTTATCTCTAAATAATTTTAATACTTTATCTTGAAAAGGGTACAGGTTAAATAAGATACGCCCTCTAGTAGGGTGCTGTATATAGCAATACTTTCTCATAAAGTACGCCGGATCTTTAGCACACTTTATATATTCTTGTGCTATTAT